GTGCTGGATATCGGCTGCGGCCCCGGCTGGTTCTGGGCTTCGGTGGTGAACGAACTGCCCGACGATCTCGGCCTCACCCTTGCCGATCTCTCCCCCGGCATGCTGCAGGAAGCACTCGAGCGCTGCCACCTGCTCGCCTTCGCCGAAGTCACGGGCCGGCGGGCCGACGCCACGGCCCTGCCCTTCGAAGACGGCTCCTTCGATACCGTCATCGCCATGCACATGCTCTACCATGTCGCCGATCAAGCTAAGGCGATTGCCGAAATGCACCGCGTGCTGAAGTTAGGCGGTCACCTTGCGGTGACCACCAATGGTGCCGGCAACATGCGCGGCATGTACGAACTGACGACGGTGTTCGGCAGCCCGCCCTACGACCCCGCGGGCGCGGCTTTCGGTTATGAGACGGCAGAGCGGTTGATGCAGGCGCAGTTCGGCAATGTGACGATGACGGAACACCCGGCCCATATGCGGATAACCGAGCCGGAAGACGTGTTTCTGGCGCTGACTTCCTATCCGCCCGGCGACAGGGCTGATGAGGCAGAGCTTGCGGCGTTTCGGGTGGCGATATCAGAGGCATTCCGGGCGGGCGGCGGCGTGCTGAAGGTGGGCAAGGAGACGGGGTTGTTCATCAGCCGGAAGGCGGAGTGAGAGCGCTTCACTCCCCACCCTCATTCCTGTGCTTGTCACAGGAATCCAGCCTGCCCAAGTCCTTGGGCAGGAGAGACTTTTTTCCTTTAAGTCTATCGACGAGCGCAGGTTACGTGCTGGCTCTCAGTGCAGGAGTCCTCTCGGCTTGCCGACGCAAGCCGGCTGGATTCCTGTGACATCCCTCGTGCCAGCACGAGGAGGGAATGAGGGAGGAGAGATTTCACCCCCACAACCATCTCCACGTTAGCCCTACCCCAACTCCAGAGGTTGGTTCATGGCTACCGTTGTCTCTATCTGCAATCTCGCCCTTTCCAATATCGGCAAGGACAATATCAACGATCTCACCGAAAAGAGCGCCGAGGCGCGCGCCTGCAATCAGTTCTATGCGCAGACGCGCGATACACTCTTGCAGTCCTTTCCTTGGGCTGCGGCCGGCAAGACGCTGGCGCTGGGCGCGCTGGACAATGACAAGCCGGGTGTCTGGCGCCACTCCTATGCGCGGCCGGCCGATTGCCTGCAGATCCGCTGGATCAGGCCGCGATATTCCGCTGATGCCGCAGCGCTGCCGGAAACGCTCAACCCCGATCTCGATGAGGCCGGGCGCGAGATGCAATACCCTTACGCGCTCGAAGGCGACCGGCTCTATTGCGATCTCTCGCCGGCACTCCTGCGCTATACCTGCCGCCTGACGGACCCGACGAAATATGCGCCGCTCTTCGTCGAGGCGCTCTCATGGCATCTCGCCGTCCGTCTCGCCATGCCGCTGACGCGCGATCCGAAGATCCGCGCCGATGCGATGGCACTCGCCCAAAGCAGCCAGCGGGCGGCCGAACAGGCCGAGGCCAATCAGGTGAGGCACACGAGCGAGAATTTCGTCAGCGAACTGATTGCGGTGCGCGCCCATGGCTGATTTCCGCGCCTACCAGCCTTCGTTTACCGCCGGCGAACTCTCGCCCGCGCTCGGCGCCCGCGTCGATCTCACCAAATACCAGAGCGGCCTGCGCACGGCGCTGAACGTCTTCGTGCATCCGCATGGCGGCGTGTCGAACCGGGCCGGGCTGCAATTCATCCACGAGATCAAGGACAGTTCGAAACAGGCCCGGCTGATCCGCTTTCAGTTCAATACCGAGCAAACCTATATCCTCGAATTCGGCCACCAATATATCCGCATCTTCCGCGATGGCGGGCTGGTGCTGTCGGGTGCTGCCCCCTACGAGGTCGCGACCGCCTATACTGATAATGACGTGCAGGATCTCGTCTTCGTGCAGGAAGCCGATGTGCTCTATCTCTGCCACGTCAATCATCCCGTGCGAAAGCTCGGGCGTCTGGCCGACAACAACTGGACGCTGACATCAGTCCTGTTCAAGCCGCTGATCAATCCGCCGGCGGGCACACCCTCCGTAACCAAGCCCGGCGATACATCAGGCAAACCCGGCTATGTGGCAACCACATACCGCTACCGCATTTCCGCCGTCGCAGACAGCGGCGAGGAAAGCCTGCCGTCGAACGCAGGCGCGGTCGTCAACGATCTCGCCATTCAGGGCGGCATCAACCGTGTCACCTGGGCGGCGGTGTCAGGCGCGGCACGCTACATCGTCTATCGCGACGACAACGGCATTTTCGGCTATGTCGGCGGCACGACGGGCCTGACCTTCGACGACGAGAACATCACGCCCGATCTCTCCGACACGCCGCAGACGGGCCGCAACCCCTTCAATGCGGCGGGCGATTATCCACGCTGCGTGACCTTCATCGAACAGCGCCTCGCCTTCGCCTCGACGCTGAACGATCCGCAGGCCGTCTGGCTCAGCCAATCCGCCAATTATGAGAATTTCGGCGTCTCCTCCCCCGCCAAGGCAAGCGATGCCGTGACCTTCCGCATCCGCGCAAGGCAGGTGAACGAGATCCGCTCGATGATCTCGGTGCGCGGCCTGCTGCTCCTGACATCAGGTTCCGAATGGATCGTCACCGGCGGCTCGGCCGCGGATGCGATTTCGCCCTCCGCCATCAAGCTCGATAACCAGGGCTATCGCGGGGCCGCCAAGGTGCAGCCGATCGTCGTCGGCAATACGGTGCTTTTTGCCCAGCGCCTTGGCGGCGTGGTGCGCGATTTCTCCTACGACTATACGCAGGACAGCTATGTCGGCAAGGATCTGACCATCCTCGCCCGCCACCTCTTCAAGGGCCGCGAGATATCAGCCTGGGACTATGCGCAGGCACCCGATTCCGTCGTCTGGGTGGTGCTCGATGACGGCGCGCTGGTCTCGCTCACCTACATGAAGGAGCAGGATGTCTGGGCTTGGACCCGCCATGAGAGCGGTGCCGATGCCTTCTTCGAGGATGTGACTGTCATCGAGGAGAATGGCGAGGATGTGCCCTATTTCATCGTCCGCCGCACGATCGATGGCACGCAGAAGCGCTATATCGAGCGGCTGCACAGCCGCGCTTTCGAGGATGTGCAGGATGCCTTCTTCGTCGATTGCGGGCTCACCTATTCCGGCCCGCCGACATTGGTTCTCAACGGCCTCTCCCATCTCGAAGGCCAGTCCGTCGTGGCACTTGCCGATGGCAATGTCGTGCGCAATCTCACCGTCACAGGCGGAGCCGTGCGGCTACAGAACGCGGCCTCGAAAATCCATATCGGCCTGCCGGTGACGGCGGCGATCCAGACGCTCGATCTCGATGTCGGCCAGGTGCAGGGCCTCGGCACCGTGCAGGGTCGCACCAAATCCGTCTCCGAAGTGACATTCCGCGTGGAAAACACCCGCGGCATCTTCACCGGTCCTGCCGACGGCGAGCGCGACAGCAATGTGCTGGTGGAATACAAGCAGCGCCGCAACGAGAATTGGAACGAGGCAATCAGCCTCTATACCGGCGATCTCACCATCACCCCCTATTGGGACTGGAGCACCAGCGGCGCCATGTGGGTGAAGCAGTTCGACCCGCTGCCGATGACCATCCTCTCCATCATGCCGGATGTCACCCTTGGCCGCTGAGATTGCCATCGTACCCGCCCGGCCCGACCATATCAGAGAGATTGCCGGGCGCATGCGCCGCGCCGATCGCGAGGAGGTCTTCGCCGCCTCCGGACGCTCGCCGATCTCGGCGCTTTCCTTCTCCTACCGCCATTCCTCCCTTGCCTGGACGGGACTTTTCGATGGCCGGCCGGAGGTGATGTGGGGTGTCGGCGATATCAACATCCTCACCGGCATCGGCGCACCCTGGCTGCTCGGCACGGATGCGGTGGAAGAGAATTTCCGCGCCTTCCTGCGGATATCGCGCGATTGGCCGGCTCAACTGTTGAGCCGCTATCGCTTGCTCAGAAACCTCGTGGATGCGCGCAACACGATCTCCATCCGCTGGCTCGAATGGCTGGGCTTCCGGCTGTTCGAACCCGTAGAGATCAATGGCCATCCATTCCACCTGTTCGAAATGGGAGACGCGGATGTGTGATCTTGGTCTAGCGCTGACATTGGGCTCGACGCTGCTCGGCGCCGCCGGCCAGGTGCAGCAGGCAAAGGCGACGGCGGAGGCGAATAAATACAACGCCCAGGTCGCCGAAATGAATGCGCAGATTGCCGACAAGCAGGCGAAAGACGCGATCGAGCGCGGCAAGCAGGAGGAGCAGCAGAAGCGCCTGCAGACCTCGCAGCTCGAGGGCCGCCAGCGTGCCGCGATCGCCGCAAACGGCGTGGACCTCTCTTTCGGCTCGCCGCTCGACACGATCGTCGACACGGCGAAGATGGGCGAGATCGATGCGCTGAACGTGCGCACCAATGCCTATCGCGAGGCCTATGGCTACAAGATGCAGGGCACCAACCAGCTGGCGAGCGCCAGGCTGGACCGCATGCGCGCCGACGCTGCCGTCAAGGGCGGTTATCTCGAAGCCTTCGGCACCGTGCTCGGCGGTACCGGCAAGGTCTACAGCCAGGCGAAATCGCTTGGATATATCAAGTGAGGTGAAGAATGCCGACTGTTCCGACCTATCAGGATACGCAGCAGCATATCGCGCTTCGTCCAGAATATACCGAGGGTTTTACGGTCAAGGCCGATGCCGAGGCTTTCGGCTCCGCCATCGGCAAGGGCATGCAGGGGCTGGCAACCGCCATGGGCACGCTCGGCGAGGCCGTGGTCGAGGTGGAGAAGCTTGATAATGCCAATGCCGCCAAGGATGCGCAGACGAAGCTCAACGACTGGCAGCGCGACGGGCTTTACGGCAAGAGCGGCTTCCTGACGCTGACCGGCCGCGCCGCCGTGGAAGGCCGCGCCGCCTTCGAAAAGCTGGCCGAGCAGAAACGCGCCGAATTCGGCAAGGGCCTGACGCCGGGTGCCGCGCGCACCTACGAAGAGACCAGCCGCGCCAGCATGAACGCGCTGCTGGACAGCACGATCCGCCACACATTCGACCAGCGCAAGGCGTGGTTTGCCGAGACCTCGGCCAACAGCATCAAATCCGCCGGCGCCGTCGCCGTCGCCGTCTACAGCGATCCGGCCAAGGTGGATGCCGAGATCGGCAAGGGTGTGGCCGAGATCGAGCATCAGGGCCATATGCAGGGCTGGAGCCAGGAAAGGCTCGAGCAGGAACGCGCCCGGTTCGTCTCCGACACGACGAAGAATGTCGCCCTTCGCATCGCCAATGACAGCGCCATCAAGGCCGAGCAATATGTGAAAGACGCCGGCGACCGGATGCTGCCGGCCGACAGCACCGCCCTGCTGAAATCGCTGCAGCCCGCCGTCACCGAGGAAAAGGCCCGGCAGAACACCACCGATATCATCGCCGGCCGGCCGCCGACCTATACCGGTGTGCCTGATGCCAATGCCGCCCCCACAGCGGCCACCGCAAACGCCGATAGCAGTACAGGCGGCCAGCCGCAGACCGGCAGCCCGGTTCAGCCCTCCACAGCAGGCGCAAGAACCACCGGCCTCGAAACGGATGGCGCCGGCAGCAGAACCGGGGGAGCCCGCACACTTGGCGCGCAGCCTTCGGCGGGCAAGACCGCAGCCCCGCAAATCGCCCGCGCTCAAACAACTGGCCAGCGACCCGCCGGCCCGCAGGTATCGACCACTCAGATCCCGCCGCGCCAGCCGAGCGGCCCGGAGGATTTCCGCACCGTTGCCGCCACACTTACCTTCCCCGGCAAGGCGAAGGACGATCTGGCGCTGGCGAGTTTCGTGAGAAATGCCGCCGGCACCACAGTCGCCCCGTCGCTCCAGCCCTGGTTGACCGATGTCACGGGAGCTATCCTCGGCACGGCCGCAGGCCCCGCCGGAAGCACTGCGGCCGATGCCACAAGCTTCCGCCATTTCGGCCTGCCGACGCAGACACCCCGCCCCGGCGACATTGTCGTGCTCGGCCTGCCTCAAAGCAAAGGCGCCGGGAAGAACGGCGGCAACGCCCCTGATGATCGCGAGAAGGGCCAGATCGGCATCTTCCGCGGCTACGATGCCGACGGCAACATCCTCGTGCTCGGCCGCGATCCCAGACGCGCCGGCGAAACCGTGCTGACGGCCCACGCCGCAAGTCAGGTCATCGGCTTCCGCACATCCGGCACCGTCGACGAGAAGACCATGACCTTGCCGAACTACAATCCCGAGAGCTTGCGCAGGATCGAAGAAAGCCTGAACAGCATCGCCGACCCCGCCTTGCGCGCCGCCACCGAGGCACAGCTGAACGGCTATACCGTCTCGCTGAAGAAGGCGATCGACGCCCAGCGGGTGCAGGTGCAGGAATGGGCCAATAACCAGGTTATCGCCGACCCGAGCTTCGACCCGACGAAACTGCCCGTCCACATCCAGCAGGCCATCGGCCCATCCGGCATGCTGACGCTGCGCGACTACAAGGAAAAAGTCCGCGCCTACGGCCAGCCGGCGACGGACACGCAGACGCTCTACGACCTGCAGACCGAATTCGCCAGGGATCCGGCCGCCTTCTCGCAGATCGATCTCCTTGGGTATCGCTCCAAACTCTCCGACAAGGACTGGGAAAAGGTCACCGGCTGGCGGCAGATGGCCCTCACCGACCAGCGCAAGGCCCGCCTCGAAAGCCTGGATCTCAAGACCGCCTTCGAACTCGCCCGCCCGCAGCTCGAAGGCCTCGGCCTCATCGACACCAATCCCGGCTTCTTCTCATCCGGCGACGCTCCCCGCCGCGCCGCCCAATTCCAGACCATGCTGGTCGACCAGATGGACGAGTTCAAAACCACCCACAACGGCCAGAACCCGCCCCAGAGCGACGTCCAGAAAATGATCAATCGTCTGCTGCTGCCGATCGTTATCAGCACGCCAAGCCACGGCCGCGGCCTGCCGGCGAGCGAGCAACCGGGCTATCTCTTCGAAGCAAACAGCCGCGCCAACGACGCGACCTACGACATCACCGTGCAGTACGAGGATATTCCGCGGGATCTGAGGTTGGCGATCGAGGCTGACCTGAAGAAACGTAACGGCAAGCAGCCAACGCCGGGAGAAATTGCGAATGAATATGAGCGATTTATTCTCAATCGCTGACCTGATGCGTCAGGAAAAACCTCGAGCCATGACCGGTCTCGA